GCCACCCTTGCAGCATGGGGGGCAGCCATTGGGGCCGGTGGTATGACCGGCATCCTGTTTTCTCTCGGTGCCAGTATAGTGCTCGGTGGTGTGGCGCAGATGCTGGCACCGAAAGCCAGAACTCCCCGTACACAGACAACGGATAACGGTAAGCAGAACACCTATTTCTCCTCACTGGATAACATGGTTGCCCAGGGCAATGTTCTGCCTGTTCTGTACGGGGAAATGCGCGTGGGGTCACGCGTGGTTTCTCAGGAGATCAGCACGGCAGACGAAGGGGACGGTGGTCAGGTTGTGGTGATTGGTCGCTGATGCAAAATGTTTTATGTGAAACCGCCTGCGGGCGGTTTTGTCATTTATGGAGCGTGAGGAATGGGTAAAGGAAGCAGTAAGGGGCATACCCCGCGCGAAGCGAAGGATAACCTGAAGTCCACGCAGTTGCTGAGTGTGATCGATGCCATCAGCGAAGGGCCGGTTGAAGGTCCGGTGGATGGATTAAAAAGCGTGCTGCTGAACAGTACGCCGGTGCTGGACACTGAGGGGAATACCAACATCTCCGGTGTCACGGTGGTGTTCCGTGCCGGTGAGCAGGAGCAGACACCGCCGGAGGGGTTTGAATCCTCCGGCTCCGAGACGGTGCTGGGTACGGAAGTGAAATATGACACGCCGATCACCCGCACCATTACGTCTGCAAACATCGACCGTCTGCGCTTTACCTTCGGTGTACAGGCACTGGTGGAAACCTCCTCAAAGGGTGACAGGAATCCGTCGGAAGTCCGTCTGCTGGTTCAGATACAACGTAACGGTGGCTGGGTGACGGAAAAAGACATCACCATTAAGGGCAAAACCACCTCGCAGTATCTGGCCTCGGTGGTGGTGGGTAGCCTGCCGCCGCGCCCGTTTAATATCCGGATGCGCAGGATGACGCCGGACAGCACCACAGACCAGCTGCAGAACAAAACGCTCTGGTCGTCATACACCGAAATCATCGATGTGAAACAGTGCTACCCGAACACGGCACTGGTCGGCGTGCAGGTGGACTCGGAGCAGTTCGGCAGCCAGCAGGTGAGCCGTAATTATCATCTTCGCGGGCGCATTCTGCAGGTGCCGTCGAACTATAACCCGCAGACGCGGCAATACAGCGGTATCTGGGACGGAACGTTTAAGCCGGCATACAGCAACAACCCGGCCTGGTGTCTGTGGGATATGCTGACCCACCCGCGCTACGGCATGGGGAAACGTCTTGGTGCGGCGGATGTGGATAAATGGGCGCTGTATGTCATCGGCCAGTACTGCGACCAGTCAGTGCCGGACGGTTTTGGCGGCACGGAGCCGCGCATCACCTGTAATGCCTGGCTGACCACGCAGCGTAAGGCGTGGGATGTGCTCAGTGATTTCTGCTCGGCGATGCGCTGTATGCCGGTATGGAACGGGCAGACGCTGACGTTCGTGCAGGACCGACCATCAGATAAGGTGTGGACCTATAACCGCAGTAATGTGGTGATGCCGGATGATGGCGCGCCGTTCCGCTACAGCTTCAGCGCCCTGAAGGACCGCCATAATGCCGTTGAGGTGAACTGGATTGACCCGAACAACGGCTGGGAGACGGCGACAGAGCTTGTTGAAGATACGCAGGCCATTGCCCGTTACGGTCGTAACGTCACGAAGATGGATGCCTTTGGCTGTACCAGCCGGGGGCAGGCGCACCGCGCCGGGCTGTGGCTGATTAAAACGGAACTGCTGGAAACGCAGACCGTGGACTTCAGCGTGGGGGCCGAAGGGCTTCGCCATGTACCGGGTGATGTCATTGAAATCTGTGATGATGACTATGCGGGGATCAGCATCGGCGGGCGCGTGCTGGCGGTGAACAGCCAGACCCGGACACTGACGCTCGACCGTGAAATCACGCTGCCATCCTCCGGCACCGCGCTGATAAGCCTGGTTGACGGACAGGGGAATCCGGTCAGCGTGGAGGTCCAGTCCGTCACCGACGGCGTGAAGGTGAAAGTGAGCCGGGTTCCTGACGGCGTTGCCGAGTACAGCGTGTGGGGGCTGAAGCTGCCGACGCTGCGCCAGCGCCTGTTCCGTTGTGTGAGTATCCGTGAGAACGATGGCGGCACGTATGCCATCACTGCCGTGCAGCATGTCCCGGAAAAAGAAGCCATTGTGGATAACGGGGCGCACTTTGACGGCGACCAGAGCGGCACGATGAATGGTGTCACGCCGCCAGCGGTGCAGCACCTGACTGCCGAAGTCACCGCAGACAGTGGGGAATACCAGGTGCTGGCGCGCTGGGATACGCCGAAGGTGGTGAAGGGGGTGAGCTTTATGCTTCGCCTGACCGTGGCAGCGGATGACGGCAGTGAGCGGCTGGTCAGCACGACCCGGACGACGGAAACCACATACCGCTTCAGGCAACTGGCGCTGGGAAATTACAGGCTGACAGTCCGGGCGGCAAATGCCTGGGGGCAGCAGGGCGATCCGGCATCGGTATCGTTCCGGATTGCCGCACCGGCAGCACCGTCGCGGATTGAGCTGACGCCGGGCTATTTTCAGATCACCGCCACGCCGCATCTTGCCGTTTATGACCCGACGGTACAGTTTGAGTTCTGGTTCTCGGAAAAGCGGATTGCGGATATCAGGCAGGTTGAAACCACAGCCCGCTATCTTGGCACGGCGCTGTACTGGATAGCTGCCAGTATCAATATCAAACCGGGCCATGATTATTATTTTTATATCCGCAGTGTGAATACTGTTGGCAAATCGGCATTCGTGGAGGCCGTCGGTCGGGCGAGCGATGATGCGGAAGGTTACCTGGATTTTTTCAAAGGCCAGATAACCGAATCCCATCTCGGCAAGGAACTGCTGGAAAAAGTCGACCTGACGGAGGATAACGCCAGCAGACTGGATCAGTTTTCGAAAGAGTGGAAAGACGCCAACGATAAATGGAATGCCATGTGGGGCGTCAAAATTGAGCAGACCGAAGACGGTAGGCATTATGTCGCGGGGCTTGGCCTCAGCATGGAGGATACGGAGGAAGGCAAACTGAGCCAGTTCCTGGTTGCCGCTAACCGTATTGCGTTTATTGACCCGGCAAACGGGAATGAAACGCCGATGTTTGTGGCGCAGGGCAACCAGATATTCATGAACGAAGTGTTCCTGAAGTATCTGACGGCTCCCACCATTACCAGCGGCGGCAATCCGCCGGTATTTTCCCTGACACCGGACGGGCGGCTGACGGCGAAAAATGCCGATATCAGCGGTAACGTGAATGCGAACTCCGGGACGCTCAACAACGTCACGATAAATGAAAACTGTACGATTAAGGGCATGCTGGAGGCGAACCAGGTCAGAGGTGACTTCGTTAAAACTGTATCCAAATCATTCCCGAAACAGGCTGGTACGTGGGGTAACACGGAAACACCAAACGGGACGGTTACAGTCACCATTTACGATGATCATAACTTTGACCGCCAGATTATTATTCCGCCCATTATTTTTAACGGTATGGCGTATGACGATCCGGGGAGCGGTAATAACCCGGGAGGTACGCGATATACGGGTTATGGTTTTGAAGTTCGCAAAAACGGCGTATTAATCGCATCCAGAGAAACTAAAGGAGCCATTCCCGGTAGTTACAGTGCGGTTATTGATATGCCGAGTGGTGGTGGTAGCGTCACTCTGGAGTTTAAGATTTTCCAGAAAGGCAATCAGGGCGCAGGTAACATCACAGACTGTACGGTAATTGTGACCAAAAAAGCTGCTTCCGGTATCAGTATCCGTTGAAATATTTATAACCCCAATACGGGCGCCAGAAATGGCGCCTTTTTTATTTGTGGAGTGAGTATGGCAGTACAGATTTCAGGTGTGCTGAAAGATGGTGCGGGAAAACCAATACAGAACTGCACTATTCAACTGAAGGCAAAGCGTAACAGCACCACGGTACTGGTGAACACGGTGGCCTCTGAAAATCCGGATGAAGCCGGGCGTTACAGCATGGATGTTGAGTATGGCCAGTACAGCGTCACCCTGCTAGTTGAAGGTTTTCCGCCTTCACATGCCGGGACCATTACCGTCTATGAAGGTTCCAGACCAGGTACGCTGAATGATTTTCTCGGTGCCATGACGGAAGAGGATGTTATGCCGGAGGCATTGCGCCGTTTTGAGGAAATGGTGGAAGAAGCGGCACGCAACGCCGAAGCCGCCTCTCAGAGCGCAGCGGCGGCAAAGAAATCCGAAACTGCAGCGGCTTCATCGAAGAACGCGGCGAAAACCTCAGAAACGAATGCAGCTAACAGCGCACAGGCGGCAGCGTCCTCGCAGACTGCATCGGCAAACTCCGCGACAGCAGCCAAAAAATCAGAAACCAACGCGAAAAACAGCGAGACAGCCGCAAAGACGAGCGAAACCAACGCAAAGTCCAGCCAGACGGCAGCGAAAACCAGCGAAACGAATGCCAAAGCCAGTGAAACTGCGGCGAAAAGCAGTCAGGATGCAGCAGCCGAAAGCGAGAGCGCGGCAGCCGGTTCTGCGACTTCAGCAGCTGGATCAGCAACTGCTGCGGCTAACAGCCAGAAAGCCGCGAAGACGAGTGAAACTAACGCAAAGTCCAGTCAGACGGCAGCGAAGACCAGCGAAACGAATGCAAAAGCCAGCGAAACTGCGGCGAAAAGCAGTCAGGATGCAGCAGCCGAAAGCGAGAGTGCTGCAGCTGGTTCTGCAAGCGCGGCGGCTGCTTCTGCCACTGCATCAGCTAACAGTCAAAAAGCAGCAAAAACCAGTGAAACCAACGCAAAGGCGAGCGAAACAGCGGCGGCGAACTCGGCGAAAGCATCGGCAGCAAGCCAGACGGCTGCAAAAGCAAGTGAAGACGCAGCCAGAGAGTATGCAAGCCAGGCAGCAGAGCCGTATAAATATGTCTTACAGCCGCTGCCTGATGTGTGGATACCATTTAACGATTCACTGGATATGATTACGGGCTTTTCGCCATCATATAAAAGAATTGTTATTGGTGACGATGAAATAACGATGCCTGGCGACAAGATTGTTAAATTTAAACGAGCGTCGAAAGCAACCTATATTAATAAATCTGGTGTGCTGACAGAGGCTGCCATTGACGAGCCACGATTTGAACGTGATGGTCTGCTTATTGAGGGGCAAAGAACAAACTACATGCTCAATTCGGAAAACCCTGCCAGTTGGGGGCGATCGTCAAATATGGATGTTCCCGAAACCGGGACGGATAGTTTTGGTTTTACCTATGGAAAGTTTGTCTGCAACGATTCTCTGATTGGGCAAACCTCAGCCATTAATATGGCATCAATTGCTGCAACAAAGTCAGTTGATGTCTCAGGCGATAATAAGTACGTGACAACATCATGTCGTTTTAAAACAGAACTGCAGGTAAGGTTGCGTATCCGATTTGATAAATATGACGGTAGTGCAACAACTTTTCTTGGTGATGCGTATATTGATACGCAAACGCTTGAAATTAATATGACAGGTGGTGCTTCCGGTAGAATTACGGCACGAGTCAGGAAGGATGAAACTACAGGATGGATTTTTGCTGAGGCAACAATTCAGGCAATTGATGGTGAGTTAAAAATAGGCTCTCAGATACAGTATTCACCTAAGCAGGGCGGGGCAACCGTATCAGGTGACTATATTTATCTGGCTACCCCACAAGTAGAGAATGGGGCTTGTGTATCATCTTTTATTATATCAGGAACGACGGCGGCGACCCGTGCAAGTGATATGGTAACTATTCCCGCAAGAAACAATATTTATAAACAACCTATCAGTGTTCTTATTGAAGTTAATAAGAATTGGGATATTGTGCCAAACGGAGCACCAAGAATTTTTGACCTGAACGCAACATCATCATTCGCTGAAGAGTCTTTTATATTTGCATTCCGAGGGCCGACATCAACAGTTCTTCCTGGATCGGCATATGTTAGCGTTGGTTCCCCGTCAAGAGGAACTGGTAACAATGAAGTTGTAAACACTGGAATATATGGAGTTAAAATAGACAAAGATGGCGGCTTAGCAGCGTCGCTGAATGGTAACATTTCATCAAAAGTCAGTACTTCATGGGGTGGTGCTATAAAATCAACGGCAATAAGAATAGGAGGGCAGACAACTGCCGGAACGAGGCATTTGTTTGGACACATCAGGAATTTCAGAATATGGCATAAAGAATTAACTGATGCGCAAATGGGGGAGAGTATTAAATGAAAGATTTAACACTCAAATTTGCCGACAGGGTCGACTTTTCGGCCTTTATGGGAAGTATTGGCTATTATAATGATGAGTCGATGCAGGATGATATTCTTATTGACGTGATAGGTAACGTGTACAAAGAAACCGGAGAACTGAATGAAGATGGCGAACCGGTATGTGTTAAGGAAGACGGATATTTTGTAAACGTGCGCATCATTAATGATGTGAAAACACTGTCATTATTCGATGAATACGTGGTTGCTGTTGAGCATCAACTTCGTGGCTGGATGTGAGGAAGAAAAATGGCTACATCGACAGTAATTCCGGGAGACATTACCACGCTAAAGGGAGATGTCAGTAAAGCTAAGGAAGATATTTCCTCAATTAACGGAAAAGTATCAACGCTTCAGACTGATATGACCAGTGCAAAGCAGGATATCAGCACCAGATACACAAAAACTGAAGTTGATAATAAGCTGAAAAACAAAGTGGAAGCGAACGATCTGGAAAGCGGTCGTTATGGCGGTGATTTTTACCCGCTGACAGGTCGAGAAGCGTTTTATTTATGGAATTTGGCCACGACTACAGCGGCGGCAAACCTTTATCTTAATCCTGACCCCGCAATTTCGTCTGTACTGCGGTCAACATCGTCTATTCGCTATAAACATTCAGTAGAGACGATAGATTCAGAGCACGCCGATCTCATTTTCAAGATGCGCCCTGTGTGGTACAGGTCGCAATGCGAAAATGACAGGCGTGACTGGGGATTCTACGGATTGATTGCCGAGGAAGTAGGAGAAATTGCCCCTCAGTTTGTACACTGGCGACCAGCTAACGAAGATGATGCACCGGAAGCTATTTCCAGCAATGGCCTTGTTGCCGAAGGTGTAATGTACGAACGTCTGGTTGTTCCACTGATTCACCATATCCAGAAACTGACAGAAAGAGTTGATGAACTTCAGTCAGAATTAAAGTTGTTATCAACTTCCCGAAACGATATCTGATAAAGGAGGAGTAATGGATATAAGCCCCTTACTTCATGCACTTTGTGCTGTGGCTGCGCAGGTACTGGTTGGTCTTTTTACCGGAAACTGGGCTTACGGTGCGATAGCTGGTTGTACATTCTTCATCGCTCGTGAACATACCCAGGCAGAATATCGCTGGATTGAAATGTTCGGGCATGGCAAGCGAATGAATATGCCGTGGTGGGGCGGTTTTGATCCGCGTGCTTGGGATGTGGCAAGCCTGATGGATTTTGCTGTGCCGGTGGTGGCGTGTCTGCTGGTCTGGCTGTTGATCCGTTAA